GCCCGTAAGAAATCTTAGCCAAGACACACGATGAAAGATAAAACCAAATCCAAAAAACAAGTCGCTTACTTGCTCTCGAAAGCCAGCCCGCTGTCGAAGAAGCAGCAAGGGACTCTCAAGAAAGAGCTGCACAGCGGCGCTGTCAAAGTAACTAAGTGAAAAGCAAATGGCCGAAGACGATCATGGTTGCAGGAAGGCGCGTGAAGCTCCATTTCTGTCAGCTCGATGATACCTTTGGTCAATACAAGCACGACCAGAAGACCATTGAGATCAATCGCGCTATCCCAGACTCTGCCAAACTACTTACGATTAGGCACGAACTGATGGAAGCCGCTCTTTTACTTTCCGGTGTTGGTTTTGCTGATCGATACGAGCAGGAACCGATAGTGCGTTGTATGGAGGAAATCTTTTTCCCAGCATGGGATAGTTTCCTGAAAAGGGTATCAAAGTCTGATGGATAGCCAGTTCAAGCAAGTCGTAGGAAGTGATTTCATTGAGTTTAGACCTTCAGGCGAGGACTACAAACTGGCGGCACAAAGATCGGAAGAGATGGGCATCTTAGCCAACTCCTACACTAAGGGAAGTGGCAGGATGTATGGGATGTTAGGAGAAATTGCTGTTGAGAAATACATCGGTAACGCGGTCAACTGCGGTAGTTCGTCTAAGAGCTATGACCTGATCACTGAATCAGGAACCACGATAGAGGTGAAAACCAAACGTGCGCGGACGATACCGAAGCCGGAATACATGGCGTCTGTCGAGAATAAGAAAACGCACATGTTCAAGAACGACTTGTTCGTCTTTTTAAGGGCTCAGGATTCAATGACACGTTTATGGATTCTCGGATGGATCAAGACAGACTCGTTCAAGAGACGGGCTGAGTTCAAAAAAGCAGGTGAACCCGACGGGACTAGCGGGTTCACCTTTAGAGTGGATGGTTATCACATCCCGATCAAGAAGCTGAAGAAGATCACGGACTTGCCGGAATATCTTCGCTCCTGTTGATGTCGTATCGAGGATCCAAGTTGATCTCCCACATCTTACCGCCGCCCCTACCGAATGAGCGGACTGGTCGGACATGGGTGTTGTTCTTGAACGCCTCTTCCATCGTAGCCATGCCACGACGGACGAACTCTAAATTGTTTGACATGCCGACCGAACGTCCGTTGTTCAGATCGTGCAGAGCGACTTGAAACTCTGTGAGAGTGCCTGTCCATTTCGTCACGTTTTCATTGATTTCGCGGAGTCTCCTGACAAAGAACTCAACCAGTTCAGCGACTGAGCTACGGCTGGAATTGTCGTAGGCGGCGCTCGCGACTGTCTCGTCGATGTAGCTGATAACGCCGAATCGGCTGGCATCATCGATCTCGGAAGGAACTTGCCAGTCGAGTAGCCAGCGAGCGAAATGCGGAAGCTCGTCTGCGATCATCCGTTCAAGCTGCAAGTTCGGGGGAAACTTACTGGTCGCTCCGTAGCTGATCCGAAGAGCCATCAGTTTGTCCCTGTTACTGGAGTCCAGCGACGGGATCACGGACAAGCTGTTCGCGTCCATGTTCAGGGAAAAAATAACCCGTCCAGTCCACGGAAGGGAAATGGCATCGACATACTTCGCGTGATACTCGACCCTTGGGTTGGCGACCGCACGCTTGATCAGTTCGGTCGCTTTCCGCTGGTCTTGGAACGACGCCGCTGAAGTGGTATCGTCGATGACCCACGCTGGAACTCGCGCCAGATCCTTGTTGAACTTGGTCTGACCAGACAGATAGTCACTGGCGTCAGCGAATCCTCCGACCAGTTGCGAGATAACGCGGTTTGAGAGCAGCGACTTGCCTTTGTTCGTAGGGCCGACCAAGAGCAGCGCCTGTCCTTGCGCCATCTCGCGGTTCAAGACGGCGGTGTAGAACCGCTTGAGCCACGCGTAGAAGTAATCGACCGTCGGACGATCCGCTGAGTTGTGGAACAGTTGACCCAACCATTGGTTGATGAAAGGCCACTTGGCGGGATCCCCGTCGTCGGCTGGCTCGACCGGATCGATGTTCGCGTTGTTCAGGATCCGGTGGCTGTTGAAGGTCACCACGCGTTCCTTGGAGAACACGACCGGAGCGATCTCGTCGATCCTATTCTGGTTGTTAATAACAAGGATAGCGGACTCAAGCTCTGACAGCGGCTGCCCCTTTTTCGGTTTCGGGTTGAACCCATACTGGCGAAGCTCAAGGATCAACTGGTCTTTCGGGATCGCCACAGCGGTATTATGCAGCAGCTTGAAGTGGGACTTGCCGTTGAACCAATACTGGTCGAGCAGGTTGCCCATCTTCTTCTGCTCGTAGTCCTGCACGAACTTTGATCCGAAGATCTCCCGCCATGTGACGAACCCTTTTCCGGCACGGTCGCTGTAGCAGACCACGCCGTCTTCGACAATCTGGCAGCCCTCACGGTCGATGCCGTCGTCGATCCAGAACAGAGGCCCACGCGCTCCGATCTCAAATTCGCCGATCCAGCGGTTCGGGAAACGCTTCTGGATCTCTTGTTCCAGAACGTCCATTGGTATGGAGGTTTCACTGGTCTGTGGTGGCTTCTCTTTCGCCGCCTTCATCAGCGCGGTTTGGTAGACGGAAGAAGGGAGCGGGTCGCCGATCTTAGTCCAGTCCTCGCCAAGCTCGAAATACTGGTTCGGTTTCAGCGATGTCGAATCGAATCCAGCGAAGATGCGGTCGATCTTGAGGGTCGATCCGATGTGCTTCATAAACACGTCGAACATCTCCAGAGCGATTGGCAACTTGTCGTCGAACTCCCATACCAGTCGGATAAAGCCGGACTGAGTCTTGGATCGCCACGTTGGCATCTTGTCACCACACTTAATTGAGATAGCGTCATCGACGGTATCCCAGTCCACCGGAGCATCGTAGTCTGCAACGATGCCGTAGATTGCTACTGGCGGGTTGTCGTTGCTGACCCGCTTGCTTGGGGCGCTTCCTTCTACAGTTGAGTAGAAGACGTGGTCGGTAGCTGCGTCTGAACACCACGTCCGGTAGGCAGCTTTGTTTTTGAACGTGGGTTTTTTGCGTTTCAGTTTACTCAGGTCAGCCGACTTGGAGGCTGACGATGAGCGGAGGTTTTTGATGTATCGGTAGTTCATCTTGTTTGTTGGTGAATTATTTCGTGTAGTGAGAGAGTATCGCCCCCTCAGCGGCGAGCGGGATGTCTGGAATCCATTCCGGTGGACTGGACATGATCTCGATCACCCGCTGGAGATCCAGTTCAGCAGATTCTTCTGGAACTTCCAGAACAACTTCGTCGTGGACGTGAAAAATTATCTTCAGTCCAGCGTCGTGAATCCGGCATAGCATATCACAGAAAATGTCTCGCGCCAACGCTTGAGACGCATTTTCCGCAAGTAGACCGCCGTAGAGACGGACGGGAATCTTTTTGGAGTGCTTGAGCATGAACGCGGTGTATTCGGTTCTTTCGTCTTTCTGTCTTAATGAAATGTTTCCGTATTTGAGGACACGACCGGACGGCAGTGGGATTTCCATCTCATGCTTGAAGTTCGGGCCACTCAGTTGCGGATTGGTGCAAGCCCATAGATCGTCGTTGTAGCTTTTCCAGAGATCCACAACTTTGGTCATTTTCTTGCGGTAAAGTCCGACGGCTTCAAGCGATTCATCGTGAGTGATGTTGGCAATCGTTGAGAACTTCTTAGCGCCACAGCCATAGCCGCAGCCAAGAACCATCGCTTTGACCGCGTGGCGCAGCTTCGGATCGACTTTCTTCAGAGATCCTTTTTCGCGATCCCACAGCCCGAACCGGACAGCGAACGCTTCATAGATGTCGTCACTTTTTGCAATTTCATCCATCGTCTCCTTGTCTCCGGCGAGCCAGCAGAGGGTGCGAACCTCAATCTGCGACAGGTCTACAGCGAGAAGTTTCCTGCCTTCCGGAGCAGCGATCAGCGAACGAAGGTCAACTCCGAACATCTCTCCGCGTGGTAGGTTCTGGAGATTCAGGTTTCCGCCGGAGCCAGAAAACCTTCCGGTGTGAGCGCCGAAATACATGAGCCCTCCGTAGTAGCGTCCGTCGTCCATCGTTGCCTTATCAAAGGATTCAAGTTTCCTTTTAAGAGCGTTAATGCGGCGGTAGTTGCGCACCGCCCCGATCCACGGATACTTCTCGCCGTTTGTGTCGAGGAACTCGTTGGCGTCGGTATCGTCCATCGCCAAGCTCTCCGGCGGCTCCAACCCGACCTTATTGCATTCTTCGTTGAACGCGATCCGGCTGAGAATCGGCTTGTCATCGATCCACGGGATCAGGTTTTCTGTGTCGAACAGGGTCTTATTGATCTTCGCGATGCTCTGCGACAGAAGTTCTTGATCGATTGGAATCCCGCCCATGACCACAGCACGGTTGGTTGTGCTGATCTTGCGCGCGCGTTCTGGCCACTGGTCAGACAACCGTTGCCACAACTCCAAACAGTATTCGGAATCCTTCAGCGCATACTCGATGACTTCTTTCTTGAAGTCTTCCGGCATCGACTCCCAACTCTTGCCGCTCATGTTGTCCCGTGTTGACTTGTCGAGTTCAATCCCAAGAGCCACAGCGGACGCGTTCTTGAGCGATCTCGGAAGTCCAAGGAACGAAACCATGTCAGCGGTGCAGTGCCACTCGGCGAACTCGACTGATGGCCACCAGTTTTGCTCTACGCCGAACAGGTAAAGCGCCTGATCGAACGAAGCGTTATGTGAAAGAACTCGGTTACCGATAAGAAGGTTCCAGTCAAAATCCTTCGGATGACCGCAGAACTTTGTGCCGTCGTCACCGACCACTGAAACCATGTAAGCGTCGAAGTCGGGATGGGAAAAATAACCACGCGGCCCAAGCGTTCTGATCGAGCAGCGTTTGTCGTAGTAAGTCTCGTAGTCTAAAGCGTAAGTGTGCATTTTATGTGAGGGCATAAAGATGCCCACGCGCAGTTGGGCTAACTCCCCCAGTGTAGGGGCTGCGCGTGGGCTTGTTTGTCAGTCAGAACTGGTCGAATCAGAATCGACCAATTCCAGTTCCAGTTGCTCAGGAATCCGGATTAAGGCTTCCTGCATCGCGTTACAGAAATAGTAGAGGCGGTCGCGTTGAGCGCACAACTCTTCTATGCTCTTGTTAATCTGGTCGAGCGCGTTTTGGGCGCTATTTATTTCCGACCGGATGACTTCGTGGTGCGTTGGTTCTTGTGACATGTCTTTACGCTCCAAAGGTTTTGAGGAACTCATTTACGGCTTCTGGGGCTTTGTCATTGGTGTTCGTCAAAGACGGAACGAACCAACTGTATTTGCCTTTTTCCATAAGCTGTGTCTGGAACTTCCAGTAAATGCTTTGGATCGATGTCGTGCGGTTGAACGCAGCAAACGTAGCGATACGTTTGAACGTCTGGCGGTATGCGTCCTTCGCGACATACAACTTGGCGAGCGCATAGTTCTTGTCTCCAATCGGAAACGCGAAAGCCTCTTCGTCTTCGTTGTCTTCTGGCTGCTCGATAAGCAACACGATGTCGGCAAACTCCAGAATCGGGTAATCCGACTCCGCCTCCAACTGCTCCTTACGTTCTGGCGACATGGCAACGCGAGGGATCACGTCGCTGTCAAATGGAACGTCTTCTTTCCATCCTTTGATGGCTTTGATGATGATTGCCTTCCCAGCTTGTTCTGGGTCGAGCAACACATGTTTCTTGTCCAGCACCAGCGATCCAGAGGATGCTTTGATGTCGGACATTTTCTGAACGACGTTGATCCGTTGGATCTCGATGTCGCTTGCGTCGATAGACAAGCCGCTCACGTTGGCGATGGCTGTCTCTGTTTTTGTTATTGCGGTTTCTTCACTCATGGTTTCTAGCTTCTAGCTTAGTGGTTTCTGGTTTGGGTATCACGACAGCGTGTATCGCGTGTCGGATATTTCGATGATGCCAGCGTTTTGACAGGCGTCAACAAAATCTTGAGAAATTTTTCGTTTTTCTGATTTTTCTGCGTTTTCAGCAGCGGCTTTGGAAACTTTGCTGACGGAGATGGTGGCTAGATCATACACTTTATCCGGATCAAGCCCGAACTCTGCGGCAATATCCAACAGCTTCAGATTGTCTGTGACTTTCTTGGTAGCGCCCATAGAACGAAGCCGCAACGACGGAAACTCAGTTCCGTTTTTCGCAAGTTCGACAGCGCGGGAGCGGATTCTATCTGACCAGTTTGACACCACTTTCGCGATGCTCCAGAGATCCTCCAACACCGCCGGATCTTCTGTGTTTTCGATGTCAACGTCAGGCAACTGAGGGTCAACCTTTTTGGCGACCTCAAGAACCAGTCCGCCAAGAGCAGAGCAAATATCTTCGTGGCGGCAGAACCTACAGTTAGGGGACGGTGAAAGTTCTTCAATCGGTGGTTTCCCTCCGATCCATTTCGGTCTTGTGGCTTCCGCTTTGAGGATGACCGTGGTGAGTTCGTCAACCAGATTGTCTAAGTCGGTGTCCCGCTTGAACGTGTGAAACAACGATTGATCGTGCTGAGGGACGTAGAACACGAACGTAATTTCTTCGACGTCAGGAAACTTCTGGAACGCGCCGACGACATAGGCTTTGGCTTGCCAGTTTCTTTCCGGTGGGTCGATGATGCTGATTCCAGTTTTGTAGTCCGCCATGATAGCGTTTCCGTTCTGGAGAATCAGGAATCGGTCGCACGTTCCCCAAGTCTGTGTTCCGTTCAGTTCGACGGTAACTTGGATCTCGTTGTGTTCTTCCGCGATCCCACCAAAGTTGTTGAGGAACTCCGCCTCCATCTCAACGATCTTGTCGTAGATGGCGATCTCTTCCTCGTTGTGTAGCGCGGAAGGGTCGTGGACTTCCAAAGCCTCATGGATACGGGTTCCCATTTCAGCGGCGGCGTTTGTGCCTTCGCGTCCGTGGAATCCAGCGCACTTGGCGACATACTTTAGCGACGACGGCGAGAACTCTGCATGTCCTCTGTCTGAGTGGTTTGGTTGTGTCATAGTGAGTTGTAGTATTCGTTGGCTTGTGCTGAAATGCTGGTTAATGCAACGTGGAATTGCTCGTTGTTTTTGTCGCGAAGTGCTACGGCGAGTAGGCTGGCGGCGTTGAAAACACTTTCCAGCTTTTTCAACGCTGCAATCTTCTCAGACTCTTCTTCGCGGAGCGCATAAGATACCATGTCGCACACTGACATATTAGCCCAATCGGGGGA